GGCCGGGGACGAGGCGCTCGGCCCGCCGCGCTTCATGTGGTCAGTCGTCGTTCCCGAGGTCGTCACCGGATCCGGCTTCGATCTCGGCCTGAGACATGCCGTCGAGCGCGGTCTGCGGCTCCGGCTCGTGCGCGGGGCGCGTCGTGTCGCCCGTGCGGGCCTTGTACATCTTCGTGAACAGCTTCTCGACCTGATCCGCGGTCGCCGCGTCGGGGGCGTGCTCGACGTGCAGCACGCCGAGCTTCGTCACCCGGTCGCCCTTCACGTTCCGGCCTCCGGCCTCGACGATCCCCAGCTCGACGATCGCGAGCACCGACGACTTCTGGTCGGCGTCGTTGAAGAGCTTCGTCAGGTAGTCGTGCTCGTCGATCAGGCTGTTGCGCTTCTCGTCGTCGGGGGTGCCGGCGGTGAGTGCGGGCTTCTTGCTCATGTCGTGCTCTCTCTCATGTAGGGGGGCCACCAGACGCCCGTAAGGGCGCCAGGGTCGACCCGTTGGGGACTCGGCTCCACGGGGGACCCGAGCACGCGGCAGGCCATCGCCGCGAGTCCGTACGCGTCCACGAGGTTGTCGTCCATCGCGGTACTGCGAGCTGTGGGGGTGAAGTCGATCCCGGGGAAGGCGTAGTCCCGGGCGCGCTGCTTCATGTACTCCTTCGAGGCGCTGCCGTCGCGGGCGACGTAGCGCTTCAGGGACTTGGGCGGGACGATGATCGTCGCGCCGAGCGTCCCGGCCTCCTGGTCCGGGCGCCCCTGGCGCTCCATGACGTCGAGCAGGATCCCGCGGAGCATCGCCCTGGTGTCCTGGTGCTGCTGCTGCTCGTGGACGTACGCCGTGCCCTCGATGACGACGCACGTATGGTCGCCCGGCTCGCGCCCGGTGAGCGCGATCCGCTTGACCGTGCTCACGATGCGGCGCAGCCGGTAGAGCTGCGGGATCGTCGCATCGACGCCCTTCGGGACCTTCACGGGGTCGGTCTTCACCAGCTCCAGGATCGGCCGGAAGGGAGCGCCGGGTCGGAGCACGGCGACACCGGTTCCGGTCATGGACGGGTCGATCCCGATCACGTGCCACTGCATCAGAACGTGAACTCGGCGGGGTTCTCGCGCTTCCAGCCGCGGCCGGTGTGCCGCCACGTCTCGGTAACGAGGTGCGTCTGCGCGTCGGAGACGATCGCGACGTCGCCGTCGTACCCGATGCACTTCGCGCTGACCGGGTCGGTCGCGAGGTAGTGCACGACGGCGCCGCGCTTCGGAGCGGGCTCCGCGGGGGCCTCGTCGTCGCGGCGGGCGCCGGCGATCACGAGCAGCGCGAGAGCGACGATGCCGATCCCGATCAGCGTCGCGCCGTTCAGGGTGCCGGGAGCGCCCCACGTCCACGAGATCCCGATCGCGACGCCGAGCAGCACGAAGCCGAGCGGGTAGGCGATGCGGCGGCGGTTCACGACGCGCTCCGAGCGAGTGCGGCCGCGACGAGCTGCTGACCGGTCATGCCGAGCGCGGCGGCGATCTGGTCGACGTCATCGAGGCCGAACGGGGCGTTCCCGGCGAGCTTGCGGGAGAGGGTCGCGGGCGAGTACCCGACGGTTCGCGAGAGGTCGCTCATGCTGCGGTCGGCGACCGCGAGCTCGACGCGGATCTGGCGGGAGACGGACACGACGAGCGAGTCGTCGTCCCGGGCCGGCGGGGAGGCCGGCGGCTGGTCGGTGAGGTTCGGTGCTTCCATGCCGGAGAACCTAACACACGGTTGTGCGCTCTCGTCAAACTTTCGTTACGTGTTGCGCAACGTTCTGTCGTGTGGTTCACTGTCCGTTGTCACCACACATCGAAGGGTTCAGATCATGGACAAGCGACTGCAGGTCATCCACGAGGTCCGCGGGGGCCACTTCTTCGCCCCGCTCTTCCTCGGCTACGGCCGGACGGGACGCCTGTCGTACATGCTCACGACTGTGAGCGGCGCGACGGCGATCGTCGACCTGCCGGCGGAGGCCCGGTCGACGCGCGAGATCCGCGCGACCTCCCGCCTGCGTCACATCGCCTTCGACTGACCCCACACGAGACAGGAACCGATCATGCCGACCAACATCGAGCCCCTGCAGCCGATCGCCGACTACACCGACGGCGCCGGGCGCTGGACGAACTACCTCGCCCCCGCCGCCGAAGATGGCGACGACGTGCTCGTCTGCTACCACAACGGGCACCCCTACTTCCGCCGCACCCTGGTGCCCGAGCGCTTCGACCGGTCGTGGCTCGTGGCGAACCGTCCCGGCGAGTTCGCCGAAGACATGTGGCAGGACTTCGGCGTCGGCGAGCACCGCGTGCTCTTCGACAGCGTCGGCGAGTACGTCGAGGTGGACGGCGAGCTGCTGCTACTCGGCGGCGGCGACTACTTCTCCGACGAGCTGACCCCGTGGATCGTCGGCCTGCCGGTGAAGACCCACGGCGACCGCGCCGGCGTCATCGTCGAGGTCCGCGACGAGCAGCTCGTGCTCGACACCGGCAACGGGAACCGCGCGGTCGTCCGGACCGCCGACCTCGTCGTGGAGGCGTGACCGTGGCGCACATCGAGTACCGGCCGGTCCTGCTCTGCCGCGACGGCTCGCGCTGCCTGCGCGCCTACAGTGACGACCCCGACTTCGTTCGCGAGCACGTCGTCCTTCGCCCGGGCGTCGCGTTCACCTCCGAAGCTGCCGCCCTGGAGCACGCCGACGGGATGCGCACGAAGGTCTACGGGTTCGAGCACGACGTGCGGCTCGACACCCGCGTCGTGTCCGACTGGCGCCAGCCCGACGTCGGCGCGGACCAGCTCACGATCCCGCTCGACGAGGACTCGGACGTGATCGACGTCTACCAGATCGACGCGAACCGGACGCGGCTGCAGATCTCGAACGCCGACGGGGACTACTTCGCCGCGCACCTCGGCCCCCGAGAGATCGTGTCGACGATCGAAGCGCTCGCTGCTCACGTCTGATAGCGCCGCTGCCCGGCCCATCCCCGACCCGAACGAGGGTGGACCGGACAGCCGTTCTATCCTGCACGGCTCGACACACCGAAGGGAACTTCCATGCGAAAGCGGACGATCGCGACGATCGCGGGGCTCGGCCTCGCGCTCGTCGTCAGCGGCGGGGTCACCGGACCCGCGTACGCGACGGGCGGACACGGCCACGGGCACACGCCCGTGACGCTCTGCCACAACGGCCACACGATCACGGTCGACGCCGCGGCGGCGAAGGCGCACGTGAAGCACGGCGACAAGCTCGGCGAGTGCGCGCCGAAGCCGGAGCCGACGACGCCCGTCGTCACCCCGGAGCCCGAGCCGACGACGCCGGTCGAGACGCCCGCGCCCGAGCCGGAGCCGACGACCCCTGTCGAGACGCCGGCACCGGAGCCGGAGCCGACGACGCCGGTCAAGCCGCCGAAGCCTGCCGACCGGACGAAGGTCGTCGTGCACGAGGGCGACCCGCAGTGCTCGGCGGGCGTCGTCAAGGTGTCGACCGTCCACTACCTGTGGACCAGCTACTACAACGCCGAGACGAACTCGTGGGACTTCGTGGACGAGAACAACCCGGCGCTGACCTTCGTCTACTCGACGCGGCCGCTGACCGACGCGGAGCGCGCGAGCTGCGAGCCGACGCCGACGCCCACCGACGAGCCGACCACCCCGACCCCGACCGACGAGCCCACCCCGGGAGGCACCCCATCGACGCCGACACCCACCGACGAGCCGAGCACGACGCCGCCCTCTGGCGAGCCGACCACCCCCGAACCGTCCGACGCTCCGACGACCCCCGCGCCGGGTTCGCCGAGCCCGACGGCCGGGACGACGCCGCCCGCGTCCTCTACGCCCGCGCCCTCGGCGTCGACCCCGACGGTCCCGTCGCCCACGGACACGCCTGCTACGAATACGCCCTCCGGCCCCAGTTCCAAGGCGCCGGTCGCGGCCGACACCTCGAACGGCAGCCGTGAACTCGCCTTCACGGGCGCCGACGACCTGCTCTGGCCCGCTCTGATCGCGCTCGCACTCATGGCGTCCGGCGGGATCGTGCTCGTGCGGCGCCGTGCGGCCCGCTCCCGGGCGAACAGCACCCCGGACGGCCGATGATCCGTCCGGGCACCTGTTAGGCCCGCAGACGACGAAAAACGCCCCCCGAGGATCCAAGCGGATCCCCGGGGGGCGTTCTCGTGTTCAGCCGTAGCTCTCGTTGTCGTCGTCGGGCACGCTCTCGCGGAGCTGCTGGATCCGGATCCGAGTCCAGGTGTCCCCGTCCGAGTCCTCTAGTAGCTCCATCATGTGCGGCGCGACGGGCGGCGGCTGTTCCGCCCGGCCCCACTGCCGCCGCACGTTGTCGACGTGCTGCAGGAACCCGTGCCGCAGCCGGTCCACCCGGTCGTACGCGTTGACGAGGATCTTCTTCATGTCGTTGAGTTCGGCACGATCCTGATCGCGATCGGCCCGGAGCTGCTCTGTCTCGACCCGGACCCCCTCTCGGACCTCGTCTCGGATGTACTTCGTCAGGTCGAGGTTCTCCGCGAACGGGAGCGCCTCTGCGACGACCTGCGCCTGCGCCTCCTTCTGCTCTTCGGCCTTGTCCTTGCTCTCCCGGCTTGCGCGCCGGGTGGTGACGACGACCCCCGCGAAGACGAGGATCGCGCCGATCACGGACGCCGTGCCCTGATCGATCCCGTTCTCGAAGATCATCGCCAGCCGTTCACCTCCCGGTCTGCTCGCACGTCGCGGAAGCGCCACTGCGGGAGGATCTGCATCGCGTAGATCGCCGCGCCGACCGCCGCCCGGCCCGGGTCGCCGGCGAACAGCCCGGCGAGCACGACCGCGGCCGCGTAGAGCACGATCAGGCCGGACAGCGTGGCGGCGCCGAAGAACTCGAACCGCCAGAGACGTTCGGGGAACGCTTCGCCGGCGCCAGCGGCTGCCGCGGTGATCGCGATCGCGAGCCCGAGCGTCGTCGCGAAGTCCTCGCCGAAGGTGTCGCGCAGCGCCGGGATCCCCCCGATCGCGCCGAGCAGACCGAAGAGCACGCACGCGAAGTAGAACCGCGGCAGGTAGCCCTGCAGCATCGACGACAGGCGCTTGTCCTTCGCCCCGACGGCGTCCGGTCGCCAGATCGACGCGGCGATCACGCGTGCGATCTGGCGCCGGATCCGCTTCATGCCTCGTGCCGTCCGCGCCCGTCGCCGTCCTTCGTCGGCACGCCCGCGGCGGACTCGCCGGGGTCAGGCAGGAAGGCGTCGGTCGGCGCGTCCTCGGACACGAGCTCGACGTCGGCGGCGGTGATCTCCGGCAGCGCGAGGTTCTGCACCTCGACCTGCGCGGCGGCGGTCGCGACGTCCGGGGACTCGTGTCGCGCCGGCTTGTTCGGCGTCTGCCACGCGAGGTAGCCGGCGGGGACGCCGACGACGAAGAACGTCCCGATGCACGTCCCGACCTCGTTCGCGTCGATCTTGCCGTCGGCGAGGATGCCCGTCACGCTCGTGCCGCCGGTGAACGGCGGCGCGACGAGCGCCCACACGGCTGCGGCGCCCGCGGCAGCGCCGGCGACGATCGCCTTCCGGATCCGCCCGAGCTGGTAGGCGGTGGTGTTCTGCTCGGCCATGTCTGGACCTTCCCTACTTCTTCGAGGTGAACAGGGCGGCGATGCGCGAGAACACGCCCGCCGCGATGGTGTCGGTCGCCTTCGCGTCGATGGTCACCTTCGCGGTGCCCGCCTTCGTGTCGGCGCCGACGAGGCGCTCGCCCGCCTTGTGCGAGCCGTTGCTCCCGGAGAGCGACCGGTCCCAGACCGCGGCGGCGATCGCCGCGCGGTTCTGCCCGGCGAGCGTCTGCAGGAACGAGAACACGTTCGCCGGGACGCTCTTCGGGGTCTTCTGCGCGGTGATCCCGAGCGACCCGATCAGGTTCACGTAATCGGTGTTCGGGACGTGCCAGTCCTGGACGCCGTTCGGGTCGATCAGGTTCACGGTCCCGTCGGGACGCTTGTACATGTTCGCGGTCACGGTGGTGCCTTCCTTGTCGGTTCCCGGCTGCGGCTGCCCCGGGGTCGGTGATGCGGATCCCCAGGCGGGGCGGAAGTAGCCGAGCACGTAGCCGTTCCGGTTCCGGACCTTCACGGCGACCGTGTCGGATCCGTTCGCGCCCACGGTCGTGAACGCGCCGGTCGAGCTCGGCGAGGTGAGACAGAACTCGACGTGGTTCCCGACGCCGTTCCCCTCCCAGTCGAACAGGACGACGTCGCCCGGCTGCAGGCCCGCCTTCCCGCGGTGGTAGCTACCGTCGCCGGCGGTCTTGAACGTGTCGACCCACGAGATCGGGCCGGGGTTCCCCCCGAAGAGCACGTGCGAGCAGAACCTCGCGCAGTCGTCGATCACTGCCGAGTTCGTCCACACGGCGTTCCCGAGCTTCCGGGACCGGCCGACGAGCGAGAGCGCGTAGTTCAGCGCGGCCTGCGCGGTCTTCCGCGCGAGGCTCACGAGGTAGCTCCCGCCGCCGCCGCGGCCGCGGCCCCCGCCGCTTCGACCGCGGTTCGCTCCGCGGCGGCTGCCTGCTCGGCGACCGCCTCGATGCGAGCTTCGAGCGACTCGACGCGCTGCCGGGTCGTCGGGCCGTCGGTGACCTCCGCCCACTCGTCCAGGAACTGCGCGGGCTCGCACGCGCGCGGCCCGGAGGCGTCGTGCCACACGAACCACCCCGTCTCGATCGGCACCTCGCTGCCCTCGCCGTAGAGCGGGAGCATCAGCGTGCCGTCCTCGCCGACCCACCCGCCGGCGAGTGCCGCGGCTTCGTCGAGGTTCTCGTCGGTGGTCTGCAGCGCCTCGACCTTCTCGGGGCGCTTCTGGAACTCCGTCATGGTGTTGCCCTTCTGCTAGTTGTTCAGGAAGTTGACGCCGCCGACGTAGACCGTGTCCGCGGTGGCGCCGGTCGAAGCGCCCACCTGCATGTAGCCGTCGGTGCCGATGATGAGGTTCGCCGTGATGCCGTTGTACATCGAGATCGCGACGCGCATGTACTGCGACGGGCGGGCGCCGGCGGGGAGGGTCCCCACGGGGGTGTAGCCGTTCACGAACTGCGCTTGATTCGGACGCTGGAAGCTACCTCGGAGGTAGACCCGGTTCCCGATCACGCGGTAGTACGCGAACGAGTTGATCGTCGACGGGACGCCCGGAATGTCCTTCCACCCGGTGTCCGCGGTGATCGACGTCCCTCTCACTGTGAAGTCGTCCGCGTCGACCTTCGCGATGCCGTTCGTCATGTCGATGGTCGCGAAGACCCGCCGGCGCCGGCCCTCGCCGGTGTTGTCGAGCGGACTCCCCCATTCGAGAACGAACTCGTCGGAGATCATCTGCGACACCTTGCCGTTCGGCTTCGATCCGCCGCGGCTCGCTCGGATCGTCCCGGTGTTGTTGAAGTCGCCCTGATTGAGCAGCGTCGTCTGGTAGAACGCCGGGTCGGTGTTCGATCCCTGCGCCTCCAGCGGGCCGGCGCTCAACCAATCGCCGATGCGGAGCACCAGACCGCCGTACCCGGTCGGACCGAAGTCACCTCGGATCGATCCGGCCCTGGTGTTGTCGTTGTAGAACACGACCTCGGTCTGCAAGATCTCCAGCCGTCGGCCGGACGCCGCCGACCGGATCACGGTCCCCGTCAGCGTGACGCCGTTCAGCGAGTTGACGTCGATCATGTCCGCGGTGATCTTCTTCGCCATGACGACGTTCGCGAAGAGGTAGTCGATCACGGCCTGCTGCATCGTCGCGCCCGAGGTCACGAACAGGTTCGCGACGTTCACGGTCTGGAACGAGGCAGTGCTCGCTGCGATCTTCTGCGCGACGACGGTCGCGATCGCCGCCGTCCCGGCGGTGAGCTTCCCGACGTCCAGGTTCGCGATCACCTCGGACGTGATCGGCCGGGCCGTCCACACGGGCGACGTCGCCGAGCCCGTCTGCTGCCACTGCCCGACGACCGACTGCGCGGTGTTCACCTGGAACCACGTCGACCCGGTCGGCGCGTTCCCGGACGGACCCGACGTCGAGAACAGGATCAGCGGCCGACCGTTCGCCGTGGCCTGCGCCGCGTCGGCTGCCGCCTTCGCGTTCTGCGCCGCGGTGTTCGCCGCAGCAGCCGCAGCCGCCGCGTCGGTCGCCGTCTTGTCCGTGACCTGCACCCACGTGCTGCCGTTGTACGTCCACGGCGTGTTATCGGTCGTCCGGATCCACAGGTTCTGTGCGTTCGCGTTCGTGCCCGTGGGTGCGCTCGCCTGGTAGATCACGCGCCCCTTGCCGTTCGCGAGGCCCGTCGCCGTGAGCGCCTGCGAGTTCGCGTTGTCGGCCGCGGTCTGCGCGGTCGCCGCCGCCGACTTCGCCTGGTCGGCCGTGGTCTGCGCCGCTGCCGCGTTCGACTTCGCCGTGTCCGCGGTGCTCTGCGCGGTCGCCGCGTTCGCCTTCGCAGTGTCGGCCGTGCTCTGCGCGGTCGCCGCAGCGGCCGCAGCATCGACGACCTTCTGGTCGGTGATGACTTCCCACTTCGACGTCGACGAGTTCCAGCGGTTCGGGGTGTTCTTCGGCACCCCGGACGCGTTCGTCGAAATGTCGATCCACAGGTTCTCGGCCGCGGCATTCGCCCCGGTCGGGGCCGACACCTGCACGATCACCTTCCCCTTGCCGTTGGCGATGCCGGCAGCGGCGAGCGCCTGCGAGTTCGCGTTGTCCGCCGCGGTCTGCGCCGTCGCCGCGTTCGCCTTCGCAGTGTCGGCCGTGCGCTGCGCGGCGTCCGCGGCGCCCTGCGCGCTCGACGCGGCGGTCTTCGCCTGGTCCGCTGTCGTCTGCGCGGCTTGCGCGGCTGCCTTCGCAGTGTCCGCGGCGTCGGCCGCGGCCTTCGCGTCGGTGACGTTCACGAGCTCGACGTCGTCGAAGTAGACCCGGATCCCGGCCGGGTTCGCAAACGCCAGGCGTGCGCGGAGGTGCGTCACGTCCGCGGGCACGGTGTAGAGCACCTCGCCCATCGTGAAGTCGGCGCGTGGGGTGCTACCCGGGTTGTAGGACCCAGCGTCGGACCACGCGGGAGACGAGGCGGCGGCGTTGTACTTCTGCAGGCGCAACCCGCCGTTCTGACCGGACACGTTGCCGGCGTTGTCGACCGCGAACCACCCGCGGAACCGCCAGGTGTCCCCGGCCTTCACGGGGAAGTAACCCTGGACGATCTCGCCGTTCTGGTCGACCTGCCATGCCTTCGAGCCGCTGCGACGCTTCGTCGACTGGACGGCGATCGTGCCCTTCCCGGCAGCTTCCCACGAGTCGAAGTCGAACTCCGCGCTGCCGTTCACGAGCACACCGGCGGCGACCGAGACGGCCTTCGCGGCAGCGACAGCGGCGGCAGTGCGCGCCTGGTCAGCGGCGGTCTGCGCGGCCGCGGCTGCCTGTCCGGCGTTGTTCGCGGTCTGCTGCGCGGTGTCCGCCGACCCCTGCGCGGCGACAGCCTTCGCGTCGGCGGTGTCGGCCGCGCTCTTCGCGGTCGCGGCCGCGGATTGCGCTGCAGCGGCGACCGCTGCGGCGTCGATCACCTTCTGGTCGGTGATCGGCTCCCACTTCGACGTCGTCGTGTTGTACCGGTTCGGGGTGTTCTTCGGCTTCCCGTTCGCGTCGAGGGTGACGTCGATCCACAGGTTCGCCGGGTTCGCGCGGGAGCCGGTCGGCGCCGACACCTGCACGATGACTTCGCCCTTCGCGGCCGCGAGCCCGGACGCGGCGAGCGCGGCGCTGTTCGCGTCGTCGGCGGCGGACTGCGCGGTCTGCGCGAGGCTCTTCGCGTTCGACGCGTCGGTGCCCGCCTGCTCGGCGAGGTCGCGGGCGTACTCCGCGGACTGCTCCGCGGTGCCGGCGGCGACGATCGCGGCCTGCACGTCGCCGCCCATCTGCTCGAAGTTGTCGTCGATCAGGGCCTGCGCGTCGTCCAGGTCGGCGCGGGCGTCGGCGAGCGACGAGGCGGCGTCCTCCAGGACGTCGTCGAGCCCGTCCATCTGGTCGTCGATCTCGGTCCGCAGGACGTCGACCGAGCCGGCGCCGTACTCGACGCCTTCCTCGATCGCCGGCAGCGCGGCGGCAGCGCCGGCACCGGCGGCGGCGGCGTCGATGATGCCGAGCACGCCGTCGCCGGTGTCGAACGTGGACGAGGGGAGCTGCCGCGCGCCACCGAGAGCGATCATCTGCCGCTGCAGTTCGTAGACCGCTTCCGCGAGCACTCTCTCGTTCTCAGTCGCCATGTGCGCCTAGCCTCCGTACAGGTATGAGTCGGACCGCTTCAGCGAGAGCCGAGCGGTGGTGTCGGTGATCGGTGACCACGAGACGATGCGGTGCCGGATCTTCAGGGTCCCCAGGAACGGGACCGTGACCTGCACGAGAATGTCGTCGCCGACGTCCCACGAGGCGATTCTCGCGTTGGGGTGGTCGCGGACGACGATCTCGGGGATCACGAGCACGTGCAGGGAGGCCCGCAGTCGGGCGGCGAGCTTCCGGTCCATCGTCGCGTTCGTCTTGACTTCCTTCGCCTGCAGGACGCGGGTCCGGCGGACGTGCCCGTCGCGGACGGCGGCGGTGCGGTGGATCGCCCCCGTGCCTTCGCCGGCGCCGAGCCCGACCCATGCGTTCGCGAAGCCGTCGCCGGACGAGTCGACCGGCTCGGCGCGCTGCATGATGTTCTCGCCCTGCACGAAGCGGAGGTCGTCGCGGTAGCGACCGGCCCGGGGGTAGTGGATCGTGATCGTGTGCGACGTCGCGTCGCCGTTCACGTGAGACTCTTCCGTCCAGTCGAACGGGGTCGCCTCGGTGAGCGTGTCGATCTCGTTCCCGCAGTCCGGGTTGTCGGTCCACAGGATCTTGTACGCGCCGCCGTCGTCCTGCGCCTTCTGGTCCGCGGCCGACTTCGCGTCCTGCGCCTTGTCCTTCACGTTCCGCGCGGCTTCGACGACCTTCTCCTGCGCGTCGACCGCCGCCTGCCGTTGCTTCACGACGACGTTCGTCTGTCCCAGCTCGGCGTTCGCGACGCGGAGCTGCTCGGTCGCGGTCGCGACGTCGCGCGTCGCCGTCGCGACGAGCTGCTGCGCACGAGCGATCCGGGCCGGGTCCTTCGCCCGCTTCGCGGCGGTGAGCTCGGCCTTCTGGACCGTGAGCGCCCTCTTCTTGCCGGACAGGTTCTTCGACGCCGCCGAGCGCGCCGCGGTCTTGTCCTTCAGGGTTCCGGCGCGGGTGGCCTTCACGATGTTGCGGAGCTGGTCGAGTTCCTTCTTCTCGGCTTCGTAGGCCCGGTTCGCGTTGTCGTAGACGTTCTTCGCGGCCGCGGCCTTCAGGTCCGAGTCGGTGCCGACCCGCACCGGCGTGGAGCCGACGACGCGCACGCCGAAGTCGCCGTCGGGGTATGACTGCACGTGGTCCCAGATCGCGCGGAAGACGGCCGCGGGGTCGACGCGCACGCCGCGGTACTCGTCATCGAAGATCAGACCGTTCGGGTAGGTCGCGATCGACGAGCCCTCGATCTGCCACTCCCGGTCGACCCACTCGGACTTCTCCAGCAGGTACGCGTAGTGCTTCGACCCGTTCAGCGCCCACAGGATCGTTGCGTCGCGCTCGAACAGCAGCATCCCGTCGGCGGCGCGCTTCACGCCGTAGTCCGGCGAGACGATGCCGCGGAACCGCCCGCCGGCGTTCAGGGAGGTGCTGGCGGTGTCGCGTCGAAGGAACGGGATCTGCCGATCGAGCCACTCGCCGGTCGTCGCCCGCTGCGCCATGTAGCGCCAGCTCATTCCGCGCGCTCCAGGAAGTTGAGCTGCAGGATGACGCCCGAGACGGCGTCCATCGCCAGGGCCTCGGACGCGGCGCCGGCGTCCGCTCGTCGCGCCATCATCGAGACGGTGATCGACTGCCCGCGCATCGCGGCGGGGACGTAGAGGTCGTCCGCGACCATGAGCGTCTGTCGCGAGGTGCCCTTCGACACGTCGGGGGTGTCCCACGAGTTCTCTTGCGTCAGGATCGCGGCGGGCTGACCGGTGCCGCCGCCGAGCTTGACCCAGATCCGGCCGTAGGCCGTGCCGTTGCCGTCCGCCGGCGCCTGCGCCTGCCCCCAGATCCCGAGCACCTGCACGCGCGTGGCCCACGTCGGGACCTCCGCGGTGAACACGCCGCTGTTCGGCCAGACCTCCCCGGCCTGCGTCTTCGCGGTGATCCGCTCGCCGCCGCCCGTCATCGCCTTCGCGAGCTGCTGCGGGTCACGGCGGGGGCGGGCGACCTGTCGCAGATCGACGATCATCGCGTCGGTGATCGTCGCCGTGTTCGCGGGGATCTTGACGAGCGCGAGGGCGTACCCGGACGCGTTCGGCAGGACGTCCGAGAGCCGCTTCGTGCTCGCCGGCACGTTCGACAGCACGCGGGTGAAGACGAACTGCGCGTTCTCCGGGTCGGCGGGCTGCGTCAGGCCGGCGTTCGACTCGTAGGGGTCCTCCACCGAGACGTAGATCAGGTCGTTGCGACCGCCGGACGTGCCGGTCTTCGCAATCTCGGGGAGGTCCCGCACGCCGAGGCGCGGGACGTACGTCTCGTTCGGACCGGACGGCGCCCGGTTCAGCACGAGCGCGCCGCCGGGCGCGACCTGCACGCCGGCGCCGGGGGTGTCGAGCTGGCGGACCTTCAGGTCGCTGACCCCGATGATGCCCTCCGCGCCGTTCGTCGAGGCCCACGTCTGGACGCGTGCCGCCTTGACTCCGTTCGGGGCGCCGTCGATCGCCCAAGGCGTCTTGTCCCACTGCGAGCTGTAGACCATGATCGTGTTCCCTTCAGGGGGTGGCGAAGGCGTCGCGCCAGCGGGCGACGCCGTGAGCGGATCCGGTGGCGGACACGCCTCGGATGGTGAGCAGGTGCTGCCCGGGGGTGATGCGGCCCTGCGAGAGCAGGGTCGAGGTCGGGTCCATGACGCCGGCGAGGCTGACCCCGTCGTTCCGGAGCACCGAGCGCGCCCACGGGCGGGTGTCGATCGTCACGCTCTGGTCGAACGCGAGCGTCAGGCCGGGGAACGCGAAGCGCAGCCGGTTGTCGACCCGGAGGTCCGGCGACGAGATCGGCCCCTCGATGACGCCGACGAACCACGTCGGCTTGGTGCCGCCGACGACGAAGAGGTCGTCCCGCTGCGAGGGCGGCGTCGACACCATCGGGAACACGATCGGGAACCGGATCCCGGAGCTGCCCCGCGCGCCGAGCCCGACACGCTGCGACTGCCAAGGGCCGTACCAGAGTTCGTCGACCGCGAGGTACTCCGCTTCGAGATCCATCCGTGGCGGCGTCTCGTGCAGGTAGGACCGCGTCGGCGCGATCTTCCGCGGGCGTCCGATCGCGGAGCGACCGCGGTCGGACGTCAGCTCGGCGACGGCGCCGGTCCGGCGACGGATCTCGTCGCCGGACCAGACGCCGCGCAGCCGGTCCCAGTTGTCGCGCGTCTCCAGCTCGGACCACCCGTCGACCCCGAGCTGGCAGGCGATCGTCACGGACCCGTGCAGATCCTCGCCGACCGTCCCGCCGTCGTCGGACGGGTAGGTCCCGTCCTGGTCCTCCGTCTCGGGCGTACCCGGGAGGGGGAACTCGCGGAAGTAGATCCCGCCGTCCCCGAACGTCTGCGAGACACCCGAGTAGGCGAGCTTCCATGCTCCGGTCATCCGATTGCACCCTTCTGCAGCGTGCGGAGGCTCCACACGATCTCGTCGGCGTAGCCCCGCGGGCTCGCACCCTGCGGCACGCCGACTTCCAGCTTCTCGATGTTCAGCGCGGGACCGCTGTCGCCGCCGCCCGCCGCGATGACGACCGTTGGCGGGGCCGACGAGTAGCGCGGCGCGACGACCGCGCCGCCCTGCGCGAACCCCTGGCGGTTCTCCATCAGCGACCGGCGCCAGGCGTAGACCGCCGAGTGCCCGCCGGCGGCGATCACCTCCGCGGCCGTGATGACGTGCTCGCCGTTCGACAGCAGCGCGCGGATCGAGTCGCTCGTCCCGGTGCCCGGCCCGTAGACCGCGCCGCCCGTCGCGAACGTCCCCATCCGGCCGTTGCCCGACGCCGCCCCGTTCAGGTCCGACATTTCGGAGCGGGCCTGGCGGATCTTCGCGAGGATCGAGTCGACCGCGCGGCTGTCGCCCTGGACCTGGAACAGCGTCGTGACGAGGTTCGGGACGCCCTTCACCTTCGAGATGTAGGCGTCCACGTTCGCGTTCGCCGCCCCGGTGTTCGCCGACACGTTCGTGTTGACGTTCTCCGGGATCAGGCCGAGCGAGGTCGCGTAGAGCTCGGCTGCGGTCTTCGACAGGCCGAGCTTCTGCGCCTGCTGCACGACCGCGTCCCGGCCGCGCTGCACGGCCGCTCGGGCGACGTCGTTCGACTCGCCGTTGCGGAGCAGGGCCGCGCTGTTCTCCAGCGCCGCCCGGGCGACGCCGTCGAGCGCTGCCGACGCGTCGCGCCCCTTCTGCGTGGTCAGGTCGAACTTCGAGGCGTTGTCCGTGACGGCGCCGGCGTTCTCCTTCAGCTTGTCGGTGCTGTCGGCGACCGCCTGCTCGAAGGACCGCTGCGCGGCGTTCGCGTCGAGCTGCGTCTTCCCGAACCCCTCGATCGTCTTCGCGAGATCGTCGATTGCGTCCGAGCTGTCCTTCGCCTGCGATTCGAGTTCCTGCAGCGCCGCCTTGTTCTCGGCGGTCGGCTGCACGGCCCCCTTCGCGGCCTGCTGGTAGTCGCCCATCGCCAGCAGCAGCAGGTTCTGCTGCGAGTCGGCGATGCCGAGCGCGGACGCCTGGTCGCGCAGCTCGGCCTTGTACGACGACATGGTGTCGAGCAGCTTCCCCTGCTGCTCGATCGACAGAGACTGCGAGTCGGACAGGTTCTTGAACGCCTTCGAGGCTGCCGGCGCGTCGGCCGCGGCGACTTCGGCGAGCGAGTCCCCGAGGTCGACGAGCGACTTCTTCGCTTCCTGCTGCCGGAGCGACAGGTGCAGCCAGTCGTTCGCGCCGTCGTTCGAGACGTCGTTCAGCAGCTTGCCGAGTTCCTTCAGGTCGTTGTTCGCGTCGCCGACGAGGAACTTCGACAGGTCGCTGCGGCGGGCGGCGGTTTCGAGCAGCGTCGCGGCGTCGGCCGAGCGGGTGATCTCCTTCTGCAGTTCCTGCTGCGACGCCTTCCCCGACTCCACGGCCAGGTTGAACGAGGTCAGGGCCGCGGCGCCGAGCCCGAGCGCGACGCCCCACGGTCCGGCCAGGAAGCCGCCGACGGCGCCGAAGGCAGATCCGATGCCGCGCCCGGCCCGCTGCAGCCCGCCGGCAGCTCGGGACACCCCGGGGATCTTCGACGTCGCGAGGGTGTCGAGTGCCACCGAGAACGCGACGATCTTCGGGACGCCGATCAGCATCGCCCCCGTCGACAGCGCGACAGCGGCGGTCAGGCCGGTGAGCACGAGAACCGTCGTCTGGATCCCCGCGGGCGCCTGCGAGTAGGTCTGCAGCATGTCGGTCCCGGCCTGCACGATCGCGCGGAAGGGACCCTGCGCCGCCTCGCCGGTGACGATCGCCGCGGTCTGCATGGCCGCGTGGAACTTCGTCAGGTCGCCGTTCAGGTTGTCGAGCTTGCCGACTGCCTGCTCGGTGGCGAACCCCTGCTCGTCGACCGCCTTCGTCCAGTGATCGACTTCCTTCGCGCCGCCCTTCATCAGCACGGTCGCGGCGGTGATCTGCTCGTTCCCGAAGATCTGCCCGAGCGCCTGATTCCGGGTCGCGAGGTCGAGCCCGCCGAGCTTCGTCCGCAGTTCTTCCGCGACGCCGGAGAACCCGCGGAAGTTCCCGGCGGTGTCGTAGACCTCGATCCCGTACTGCTGCATCGTCTTCGCGGCGAGCGCGGACGGGGACGTGAGCGACGAGAGCACGCCGCGCAGCGAGGTGCCCGCCTGGTCCCCCAGGATCGCGTTCTGCGCGAGCAGAGCCATCGTGCCGACGGTCTCTTCCAACGAGATGTTGTTCGCTGCGGCGACCGGACCGAGGTACTTCAGCCCCTGCCCGAGATCGTCGACCCCGCCAAGCGCCTTGTCGGCGCCGGCGGCGAGCAGGTCCGCGATGTGCGTCACGTCGGCGCCGGTCTTGCCGAACTGCGTCATGGTCGACGACGCGATCTCGGTCGCCTCCGCGACGTCGATCTGTCCGGCCGCGGCGAGCTTCAGGGATCCGGTCAGAGCGCCGCCGACAATGTCGCTCGCCTGCACGCCCGCCTTCACGAGCTCGATCTGCGCGTCGGCAGCCTCGATCGCCGAGTAGCCGATCGCGGCGCCGGCGGTCAGCGCGGACTGCCGGAGATCCTGCATCTCGTCCGACGTCGCGTGCGACAGCGACTGGACCGAGGACATGCGCTGCTCGAAGTCGGCGGCGCTCTTCACGGCGTAGCCGAAGCCGAGCGTCGCCGCGGCACCGATGGCGAGCAGCGGCGTCGCGACCTCGCGCGCGGCCGCTTCCTGCTCGTGCAGGCCGCGCGCGACGTCCTTCGCCCCGGAGACGACCGACCGCTTGAACCGCTGGTAGGCGGTGTCGCCCTTGTCCAGCTCGCGCACGAAGCCGTCCATCGTCGCGGCGACGGTGAGCTTCACGGAACGGTCGTTCACGGGGACCTGCTCTCTGTCCCCGGGCGGGGGACGGTTAGGCCGGCGGACCCTGCGGTCTGCGGGCTCGCCGGCGTCGCGGCCGCGGCGTGTGCCGGACGCGGAACACCGGCATGACGATGCCGTTCAGGGGGTCGGGCTTCTGCCCGCGGAGCTTGTCGAGCGCGTCGAGCCGGACCTTCTCGGCCCAGTCGAAGGTCCCGGCGTAGACGACTTCCTTCGTCTCGGGGTCGACGACGGGCGTCCCGGCGACGAACCGCCAGAGCGCCTCGGGGTCGTTCGGATCCGCGGCGGGGTCGGTGGCCTCGGACATGTGGAAGCCGTGGGGGCCGAACTCGCCCTCCACCTCGCGGAGCGCCTCGAAGGCGTAGAGGTCTTCAGCGTCGAACTCGGGTTCGGGTGTCGAGAGAGACGACGAGAGCCGCCCGTCGGCGTCGTACATGTACGACGTCCGCACGGACGGCTCCCACCCTTGCAGCCTGCGAACCGAGCGCCCGAGGTCACGGGCGGTTCGGACGGTCCGCATCAGCAGAGGGTCCCCGATCAGCCTTTTTTCCAGCGGGCCACCATCTGCGACGAGTAGTAGACGTTCAGGTTCAGGATCAGACCTTCGAGCCCGTTCACGTCGTAGGCCGACCCGATCTCCAGGATCGCGGACCAGTCGTCGTCGTCGAGCGGGACCTTCCGGAAGACCTTGTCCGGCTGCGTCGGCGTGCGGAAGTCGCCGTCGGGGTCCTCGATCAGCTCGCAGCCGTTGCGGCGCGCCGCGGCGAGGGTCGTCGACCGGGTGTTGAACCCCAGCTCCATGTCGGTCGGGTTGCCGGCGCGCGGCGGGAACTCGTCGCCGAGGTTGGCGAAGTCGAGGCCCGGGAGCTTCTCGAAGTAGAGCAGGTGCGCGTGCTCGGACTCGCGCTCTTCGATCTCGTGCAGCCGCTCGCGCAGCTTCGTGACCTTCGTCGTCGCGCTCTTCGGGAGCGCCGGGCGCCCTTCGAGCTTCGCCTCTTCGGCCTGCAGCTCGCGGAAGACGTCGGACCGTTCCTTCGACACGTCGGTGTTCAGCCAGACCTTCAGGGTCCCGCCGATCGGCTTCGACGTCGCCGCTCGTGCTCGTGCGATGTTGCCCATGCTGTGATCCTCCCCGGATCGTCCCGGATTCTGTGGGGTGCGGGCGGCAGCTCCGGGGGGACTGCCGCCCGCACGTGCACGATCGTACGGCGTCAGGCCGCGAGCGCGAGGTCTTCGAGCACCTCGCGACGCGGCTTCAGCGCCTGCACCTTCGTGAACTTGCCGTTCGCTGCCGGCGCCGAGCGGCGCTTCGTGCCGGCGACCATCGAGAACACGTCCCACAGGTCGGTAGCGCTGAAGTCCTTCTCCCACGGCGTCGCGTAGCGCGCCAGGATGACGATCTCCTGCCCCTCGATCACCAGCGGGTCGACGACGTCGTCCTCGGTCCCGTAAAAGTACGTGATCTCGATCGTGTGCGTGACCTTGCCGAAGCCGCCGAGCACCTGGCGCAGCGTCAGGCGCTCGTCGGTGGTGTCCTCCTGCGACTTCGTGTGGTTCCAGCCGTCGGTCGTCAGCGAGTAGGTGACGTCCTCGAACTTCGACAGGTCCGCGAGCGTCGGGGGCCACGTCGTCAGCAGCGCCTTCGGCGCCGCGAGCAGCGTCAGGTTGCCGTCGGTGTCGACGTTGTCCGGGAGGATCAGTTCGCGCGTCATGCGCCGTTCCCTTCAGTGGAGGTCGGCGCCGGGGTCCCGGCGTCCGTGGGGGTGTTCTCGGCGCCGGCGGTGCCGGTCGTCGTTCCGCCCGAGCTCGGCAGCTCGGCCGGGGTCTTCGCGGACGTCGAGGTCGACTTCCGCGAGTTCTTCCGCGCGGCCTTCGCGACCGACGACTCGTCGGTGGCGGCTGCTGCGCGGCGCGCGGCGGCGGTCGGGTTCCCGGCCTCCGTCGTCGCGGCGACGTACCTCTCGGGCCACCGTTCGGCGGTGACGCGGGGGATCTCGATCAGCCGGTCTTCGCCGGCGACCGTGACTGACACGAGGTCGTCCTTCTGCTGCATGGTGTGATCTCCTTCGGATCAGGTCAGGGGGTAGGACTCGAACGCGTAGACCGCGATCGCGGTCCACACGGACGGGCGGACGGTGTCGTCCTCTTCGGTGCCCGGGCGCTCCAGGCGCCGGATCGGCTTGCAGCGGCGACCCGGCACGGCCAGGGTCACGCCTCGCTTCATGGATCCGGGGCGCAGCAGCGCGTCGACCCACCCGAGCACGTCGTCGGCGCCGAGAGCGGTCGTCGAGGTCGCGTGCACGTTGAACGAGGGTCGCCGCTTCACAGCGGGGGCGGTCAGCCGATCGGCGGTGTCGTCGTCGTAGGACCGGAAGATGACGACGTACGGCGGCGCGAGCATCGCGTCTCCGTCGACCGGCTCCGGCGCCTTCCCGATGCCGACACGGCCGGTCAGTCGGGGGTCGGAGCCGATCAGCTCGCGGAGCGCGACGGCTTCGAGGTGCTCGGCGGCAGCCTCCAGGTCGGGGGTCACCATCCGTTCACGCTCGCAGCCTGCACGAGCGCCTTCGCGATGCCGTTCTCCAGGTCGTCGATGTTCTCCTGCAGGGACGCGAGCCCGTAGCCTCGTGCGCCGAGCGAGCGACGCGGGGCGCCGTACTCCTTCAGCAGCACGACGCCGCCCTGCTGCCCGGTGCCCTTGTTCGCGCCGACCTCGCCGCGGATCTCGTTCCCCGACACGGTGGTGTCGTAGCTGATCGAGTACGGCGAGCGCGGCGCCATCGGGTCGCCTTCCAGCTTCGACCGCCAAGCGGCCTTGACCAGTTGCAGGTTGAACTGCACGGCGGACCGCACGAGCGGCTTCGCCGTGGCGGGGATGCGCCGCATCTGCACGATCGCCTTGTCGAACTCGGAGAGATCGATCCGGAAGTCATCGGACACGGCTGGTCACCTCCACGGGTAGGCGGCGCGAGGCCGCGTAGGTCTGCGTGTGGTCGCCGACGACGCGGACGTCGATCGTGCGATGGTCGAGCGCTGCGACGCGGACGGTCGCGATGTGACCGGCACGCACGGCGTCCGATCCGGGAGCGTCGACCGGGAGCTTCAGCACCGCGCCCTGCTCGACGACGTCGCGCCCTGCAGAGTCGACGCTGCGCGCCTGCGTGTTCGCGGCGACGAACTCGCAGGGTCCGTCGTAGATCACACCTGCCGAGGCCGGCGGGAGGCCGGTCGCGGGGTCCGGGTCGACGCCACGGGCGACGGCTCGGATCGTGCAGGTGTCGATCATCCCGGCCTCTTCGCGTCGACGTGCGATCGCGGCATAGGTCGGGGACACCATCAGGGGCGCCCGAGAGGGATCGAGTACATGCCGGAGGCGCCGGGCACGGCCCGGACCGCCAGCAGGTCGAGTTCCGCCTGCGAGACGTAGATCGTCCCCGACGATGCCGACGAGTCGATCGTGAAGCCGGACGTGTCGCCGTTCCACGATCGGAGCATGTCGGGGTTCCGGAGCTTGCGCTCGACCATCGCGACGACGGCGATCTTGACGATCTCGGCCGACAGGTGCGCCGGGTGCTCGTCCGGCAGCTCGACGCGGGCCGGGATGGCCGGAAGGGCGTGGAGCAGCTTCTGCCACGCCACCTCCAGCCACCCGGTCAACACACGCGCTTCGTCCGCAGTGAGAGCACGCTCGACGACGGCACGCACGGCGTTGACGTCTGCGGGGTTCTCCATGAGCGTGCCCTCCCTGTCAGTTCTTCGAGACGAGCTCGGTCGCGCCCGTGTCGATGTTGCGCTTCACCGTGACGAGCTTCCCGTCGGGGCCGCGCACGTCGTACTGCTCGGTCCGGCCGGACTCGACCTTCGGGGGGACGATCTCGCCGACCTTGCGGACGGCGTTCACGGTCCCGGCCGCGAGGGCCTCGTCGGACGGCTGCCCGATGACGGTCGACGCGACCTCGTTCGGGTTCGTGGTGTCGGCGGGGCCGTCACCCGGCTTCGTCGTGGCGGGCTTCGTCACGTCCGAGTCGAGGGTCGTCCCCTTCGTGTCGGACGCCTTGCGCCCGGCCTTCGAGGTGTCGACGGTCGCGACCGCCACGGGGGCGTCGGCGGCGCCGACGACGGGGGCCTTCTCGGCGGTCGCCGGAGCGGTCGCCGTCTGGTCCTCGTTCGTTGCGCCGTCGTTGCTCGCGCCGGCGTCGGTGGTGCTCTTCGTGTCTGCCATGAGCGGGTTCTCCTTGTCTGGGTTCGTTGCTCGGTGGTTGACGATCAGGCGGCGGCGACGCCGCGGAGGCGAGCTGCGGCCTTGCCGCCGAAGGTCGCCAGGCCGCAGTAGAACTCCAGGCGGGTGCGGAACACCGGCTTCGCGTCGATCTCGCCGAGGTCACGGACGGACACGCCGCCGTTCGTCAGGCCGGTGACGCCGCCGTCGGACTCGTCCTGACCCCACTTCACGAGGTAGATCGAGCTGGTGTTCGTGCCCGAGCCCTGCGTCTCGGTGGCGGGCAGGATCGGGTTCCCGGCCGCGTCGTTGCCCGGGTCCAGCACCGGGATGCCGTTCCAGGTCAGCACGCGCTTCTGCGTGGTGTCCTCGCGGACCGTCTCGGCGCCGCCGATGCGACGACCCGCCGAGCGGATCTTCGCGAGCACGCCGGCGTTCGCGTAGTAGACCGCGTTCGACGCGCTGACACCGGGCACGGCCGCGGTCAGGTCGTCGAGGCGGTCAAAGAACGTGTGCGTGTCGGTGCCGCCGTTGCCGACGATCGGGATCCCGTTCTCGCCGGCGTCGATCACCTGCGAGCCGACGAGGCGCTTCTTCAGGCCGTCGAACCCCTTCGGGTCGACGGTCACGTCGCCGTTGAAGAACGCGTCCTGGAACTTGTAGGACGCGGCCTTCACCTTCATGCGGGTCTGGATCGCGCGCTGGTCGTTCAGGTTGCCGCGCGTCTGCACGAGGAACCGGTCGACGTCGGCGTCGCCACCGAGGATCACGAGCGACTCGGTCGCCTGCACGACCGTGCCCGTGCTCTCGGTGTACGCCTCGTTCACAGCACGGAACGCGACGCCCGGGAGCGTGGCCTCCTTGTTGTACGCGTACGCGTTGCCCTCGATCGGCATCAGGGGGATGCGGTCGAGGATCGAGGACTCCTGCACGAACGTCTCCAGGACGCCGCGCTGCAGGTCGTCGTTCGACAGAACGGCTGCCTGCGCGAGAGTGACTGCCATGTGAGATGGCCCTTCTGTGAGGTGCCGCCGGCGATCTGCCGGACGGCGCGTGTGTTGGGGGTGGTGCTACCGGTTCTCGGGGTTCCGCGCGGCGTACGCCGCGGAGAGCCGTCCGAGGCCCGGGGTCGGCTCGGGCGTGCTGCCCGAGCCCCGGCTGCCGATGCCCGCGTCGCGGGCACTGCCAGTCGAGTTCTTGACGAGGTACGGGCGATCCTTCGCCAGCCCCTCGACGAGCGCCTTCGCCTTCGCCGGGTCGGCGGCGAGCTTCTCCAGGTCGACGTCGAGGCCCTTCACGGCGTCGGCGTCCAGGAACCGGAGCGCGTCGTCCGGGTTCGCGAAGTTCGCGGCGGCGGCGGCGCTGGTCAGCGCCGAAGTGCGGAGCACGGTCGAGACGCGCTCGTTCGCGGCTGCCTCAGCGGCGCGGGTCGCCTCGCGGGCGACGCGCTCCGGGTTCTTCGGGTCGTTCTTCTCGACGAGCGCGCGGACCTCCGCCGGGGTCAGCCCCAGGTCGGTGAACTCCTTCAGCGAGGCGCGGGCCTCGTTGCGCTCGGTCTTCGCCCGCTCCATCGCTCGGACGCCGGCGGCGCCGAGCTGCTCGCCGCCCTCGCCGCCCTCGCCGGCGCCCGCGGCCGCGCCGCCCGCGCCCGCGCCGGCACCGCCCGCGCCGCCCTCTCCGCCGGCCCCGCCGGATCCGCCGGCACCTGCGCCGGCGCCGGGCTCGCCCTCGAAGCGGAGGCGCGGCCGGAAGCCGAGCGAGGGCTGCTGCCCCAGGGTCAGGCCGAACGGGTCGGCCGAGAACGGGATGCGCCCGAAGGTGGTCGCCTGCGTGCTGTTCTTCGACATGGTGGTGTCCTTCCCCCGGCACGGCCGGGATCGGTGACCCGCCGGCAGGGTGCCGGCGGGGGTCTGGTCAGCGGCGGACGCCGAGGCGTCGCGCCAGCTCCGCGAGCATGGCCCGCTCGCGGTTGTCGTTCGAGGCGTCGTCGATGCGGTCGAGCTGCCTCGCGTAGTCCCGGTCGACGAGCGCCTTCTGCGCCGGCGTCAGGGGACGGTTCGGGGTGAACGGGTTCCGGCCCGCGTCGGCTGCCCGCTTCCGCAGGACGGACTGCTGTAGCCGCCGCTCGGCCGCGGTCTGCGTCGCCGGGTCGGTAACGTCTCGCTCGCCGGTGCGGACCGCGCGGCGGTACGCCTCGGTGGCGCCGCGCCGGGTGCCGCCGCGACCCATCGCGCCGGCGGCGAGGTCGCCGAACATGCCGCCCGGGGTGTTGCCGGCGAGGTTGCCGCCCCCAAGCTGCGGGCCGGTCACGAACCCGTTCTCGTCGAGCAGCTTCCGCGCGAGCGCCCGGTCGGCGCCGGCGGCTTCGTAGACCGCGTCGACGGTCATCTTCGAGGGGGCGTCCCACCTGCGCGACTGCCAGCCGCGGCGGGAGCCGTTCAGCTTCACGGCGTCGTCGGACAGGCCCCGGAACCGGGTGTTCACGATCCGGTAGACGTCGCCGCCGTCGCGGAGCGCCTGCGCGTCGTTCTTCCCGAAGACCCGGTCCTGCTCGGCGGGGGCGAGGCTCTCGAAGTAGCGATAGGGGTCGGTGGTGAGATCGCGACCGACGACCTCTGCCGTCGGCACGTGCCGGCAGTCGCAGCCGGTGTGCGCCCGGAACCCCTCGTTCCAGCGGAACACCTTCCCGGCCAGCATGGCGCAGAACTTGCACGAGGGCGGGTTGAGCATCCGAGTCCACGTTGTGACGACCTTCGTCGTCGCGAAGGACCCCTGCATCGCCTGCCGGTCCGCGTCCCGTACAACGTCCATGACGCGACGCTGCAGCCACGTGCGGGAGGTCTTCAGGGCCTCCGCGACCGTGGCGCCGACGAGCACGGCGTCCTTTGCCTGCACGACCGTGCCCCGCAGCAGCCCTTCGAGCGGCCGCGAGTCCGGCGTGCCGCCGGCGAACCGGGCCGGGTTGATCGTCATCGTCTGCGTCGCGTCGATCCCCTGCTCGTCGAGGATCTCGGGGAAGTCCCGCACCCCCGAGCTCGCCGCCATCGTCTGCGCCGTCGTGACGCGCGCGAACAGGTCCGCCGCGATCATCGCGTAGCCCTCGTCGAAGTCCTCCCCGACGGTCGACCACATCGCGCCGGCGTCGGCGGCTGCCGCGGCCGTGATGAGCTGCTGCTGCTGGTAGTGCGCGACCGCGGCCTGCGGCAGCGCCACGGTCAGGCGCCCGTCGCGCCGGCGTCAGGGGCCGGCGCCGGCTCGATCGCGCGCGTCTCCGACGACGACCCCGCGGGCGGGAGATCGGTCGTGTCGTTGAAGTTGCGCAGCGAGAGCGCGACGAGGTTCTTCTCGTCCTGCTCTTCCTGGTAGCCGACCATGACGCCGTTCAGCCGCTGCGCCGTCATGCCGGGCAGCATCTGGAACGCCTCGCGGTGCGGGAACCCGACCGAGATCAGCTTCGTGATCGCGTCGGCCGTGGCGGAGAACGAGCGCGCCTCGCGGTCGCCCCAGTTCACCTCTGCCGACGGCGCGAACCGCTCGGACTTCCCCATGCCCTTCCACGCGAGCCGGAGCGCCTTCTCGACGCCCTCGCCGCACGCGAGCTGCAGTTGCTTGACGAGCGAAGCGAGGGTCGACTCCGCGGCGGCGAGGGCGTCGCCGGAGAGGTTCGCCATCTTCGAGAGCAGGTACTGCGGCGGGATCTGCGCGGTCGCGAAGAACGTCGTCAGGAACGAGTCCAGGACCGTGATGTAGTTCGCGAGGTTCGACTCCTGCAGGTCGAAGACCTTCGTCGCGTCGCCGGGGAACGCGAGCAGCCGGTCGACGCCGACGGACCCGGGCGACGAGATCATCGGGATTTGATTCCCGTTCGCGTCGAGCAGCGGGACGCCGTGCTCGTCGGTCTTGTAGAGCACGTTCCCGTCGCGGTCCGTGATGCGCGGATCGAAGCCGGTCACGATGCGCTGCCGGAACGCCGCGAACTGCATCGCCAGCAGCGTGTTGAACCGGATCGTGTTGATCGCGTCCTGCTGCGCCATGAGCGCGTCGATCGGGGACCACGGACGGCCGTCGAGGTCGGGCAGGAAGTCGATGGCGACCATCGGGTTCCCGCCGAGGTTGTGCTCGCCCTCCTTCGTCATTTCCCAGCCGCCGAACTGCAGCATTTCGGCCGACGCGGTCCCGATGGCGCCGTCGTGCTCGAAGCGCATCCACGAGGTGTCGTCGTAGACGACGACGACGGTCTTCGAGCGGGACATGCCCTCGGGCAGCACGAACGCGTTCGTCGCGCCCGTCTCGATCGAGAACCGCTTCACGGACCACTCGGTCGAGAACGGGTCCTCCGGGTCGGGCTCGATCCACACGCGCTCCACCGACTCGGGCCGGATGATCGGCCGCTCGCGGTCGTCGACGTTCGGGAACACCGACAGGATGCCGCGGCCGTGGACCATCAGCGACCGGAAGACGAGCGACTGGCGGGTGTCGAGTTCGTTCTCCTGCCAGGCGTTGTTCCAGAT